AGCTTGGTCCTTGCTATGAAATGGGCCTTGATAGGGATAACGTTCTAATACAATTAATTTTGGATTTTTTACTGGTTTCCAGGTTCGATGCTGTTTGATTAGATACCAACCGGCAGCAAACCAAGATTTAGATTTGGCCTGTTTGGTAAACAGTGGGACTTTCATTTGAACATTCCACATACCATTATAAGCCTTGATGCCAGTGTCAAATCCGTGCACTTGATCAGCTGCGGGTTTGCTGGCCTTCTCCACTGGTTCAAATTCGATGTTGGCTTTTTTTCGCAACATTGGAATTGTTTTATAACTGTCTACTCGATTAAACATGGTAACTTGATAACCATTGGGAACAGCTTGAATGTTTCCTATTTTTTGATCGTCTTGTTTCAAGATCCAAAACTGTTTGTCGATAACTGGCTTTGCTATCAATGTCATATCACTCTCCTTGATGTGTTAAATCTAATTGTCTCACAACAATCTTTTATTAAATCTCTATTGGTCATAGTTCGGCCAACTGCTCATTCAATGCTCCAGTATAAGTCTGATTCAGCCAGCGACCAATTGCGTCGGCATGATCACTGAGTTTGGTTAACTCGTATTTTCCACAAAACTTCAAAAAGTGTGCTCCTACCATGCCCACATCTCGATGACTGATTTGTTCACGAATAGCTGTGTCCACAGCCAGTTTCACAGCGTCGGGTTGAGCAGTGAGATCAATTAGTTCGCAGTTGCGCTCATAGTCGTCTAATACTTTGTGTTCTTGATTTTCGTGATCAGTCCAGCGTTGAAGCATGAGGTTGTTCCAATTGTATCCGCGACGATTGCGATCGTCAAATGCTTCCATTAGCCCTACACGATTCTTTGAACCCTTCACAGGTGCGCCAGGATATGCCGAGAACACATTGTCGCCGGGATCACCACGCATGCATTTTAGAAACAATGCCCATTTGTGATAATCAGCAGGCGCTTCAAAATTGGGGTCTGCTTTGCCAACTTTGATTTTAGAATTGCTTTCGACTGAGAAGCTCAATGCTTTTCCTTTGGCGTCTTGAACACCGTCAACTGTGAAAAGATAGTCGTTGATACCGTTGTAGAGTTTTACATTAGGTGCCACCAATTGCACAAAATCTGAGTCACTGCTGACAATAACATGTTCATCTTGGGGGTGCAGGGCAATCCAACGAGCAATTACGTCATCTGCTTCGGCAGTGGCGCAACGGATTACGCTACAATTTGTTTTCGTAGACAAGTATTTAGTCAACTCGTCATAAGTTTCCCAAAACAGCCGATCTTCTTCGGCCTCTTGTTCATTGAACGCCTGGCGTGCTTCTGCACGATTGGCTTTGTAAGGCTTGTAGAAGTCTTTGCGCCAGCTACGCCCTTCTAGTGCGAATACCACGTGATCTACACCAAATTGCCGGGCAACTTTGTTGGCACTCATCAATGTAAGATGAATCGCAAAGCCTAATTTGGTCCATGTATCGCTGGCACGATGCGCTTGGTGCCTTGCCCGGAAAAACATGTTGGTAGAATCAATCAGTAGATATTTCATTGTCTGGAACTAGAACTTGGTTACGATTGATGTATTGTAACACATGTTCTGCCCAAAGTCTATGGCTTTTGGCATCAAAATGATAACTTTGTGGATTGGCGTAGGTGCCACCGTTTTCGAGCAACCAATTATGATAAGATCCTGCCCGATTGTAAGGTTCCATGTAATGGTTGCCCCAATTGTAGCAATTTTGGATATCACTGAAAGTCGAATGGCCGCTGAAGAAAAGATGCTTTACTTTTTTGTCCAATAGCTCTAGATGAAGTCCCCAGGCAGATTGATGTGCTTGTTGAGTTTTGATATTCCAATCAACCCCAACAATGTATTCTTTGTATCTCTGCCTAAGTTCTTCAGGCACCCAATCAAGGCCGGAAGCATTGACCTGATACCATGTTCCATTGTGCAACCATTCTTCTCGTTCCCAAGTGGTCCATTGTATAATAATCAATGTGTTTGCCAGCTTATCGGGGTTATTTTTGACCCATTCTCTGGTTGTTCTAAGTATTCGAGGATTACTACCTCCTGATTCGGCTTCACAAACTAATTCGGCGCCCAGAGACTTGGCTACATGACTGCACCAACTGGCTTTTAAATTTGTAGGATGCGGCCGCCGATCTATACCGTTTTTGCCATCATCTACTGCAAAAACATCCGGGACCACAGCTTCCGCGGCTGCGGTATGGCTACACCCATTGGCGTATAAGATCATTCTTGATAGGCAGGGTTAGGAACTTCAAGTTCAAACACGTGATAATTTGGTTTGGGGATTGTGGTATCTTTGAGCAGTTCAAACGTGCGGGCCTGCTCGGCTTCGTGTCTGGTGCCGTAGAATCCAGGACCATAGTTTATGGTATTAGAACTAGACACATAGACGTAACTCATATTCAAACCAGTTTGCTTGATTACTGTATAAATTTTGTAAGTCGGTGGCGGTTTAAGAGGTTCCATCTTTTAACACCTTGAATGTTTCAGCAGCAACCACACGCTTACGCAGGCTGCTTGAAGAGAATGAATGATCTCGACCATTGAATACAATGTCAATATTTCGCATGTAGCATTCATGTTGCCCTGAAAACTCTTTGCCTTCATATTCGACGCCCAAGATACGCACATCAACTGGAAGTATTAGGAGCAAGTCAACAAGGTCTTGCTCTGTGGAATACACAACAACTTCATCAACATAACGACACGCTGCCAGTTGTATTTGTCTCTCAACAATAGATTGCACAGGGCGATTTTTTGTGTCAGGGCGGTCAATGGTGGGATCTGTTTGTAGCCCGCAGATAAGGTAATCGCAGTGATTCTTGGCTTCACTAAGCATAGCAACATGTCCCGCGTGAAGCATGTCAAATGTTGAAAATGTGATGCCAATTTTTTTACCTTCGGCTTTGAGTTGTTTGATGTGATTAAAAATCATAGTGTTTCAAAATGTTTACTGGTCAACGGAAATACATCTCGCCAATTTAAGTTACGTCTACGGTCAAGAGCATCGGCCTCAGTCACCAGTTCTTCGGCCTTGGTCTGATTGTATGGCAGTTGTTTAAGAAAATTCAAGGCTATATGATTAGGCTTATATACATCGGCCGCTGCCTCTCTAAGAGATTGCGGAGTACCACTGAGGTCAAATCTACCCGAGCATATATCAAATTCAGTTTTTATATAGATACCAGTCTCTGATAAAAGCTCGTTGACAAATCTTTCAATATCACACAAGTGTAATAAGTTCAAAGGGCTCACTGTGACATGAATACCGACTCTCAAATTCTGCAATTCTTTTACATAACACAAATACTGTCGAATGTTTGATACCACAGTGTCCCATTTCAGCGGATATCTAATGTATTCAAATTGATCCTGGGTAGCATCGATGCTAAATTGAACCAAACAATGCTTTGCTTGTTTCCATATATCTAAAGTTTCGGAATCTGGTAAAATACTGCCATTGGTATGATATGTTACTGTAACGTTGGACAAGTCATTGATTTGTTGCAATATTCTTTTATGAGTTGACACTAAGAATGGTTCGCCACCAACAAAGTGCCAGAGTCGAACTTTTTGAATATTTATTGATTTGGTTATTAACTCTACACTGTCTTCTTGTTGTTGTTCTGTGGTAAGAACTGGAATGCCAAGTTCTTTTTGCCAACTGGTGCTGAGATGGGGGCCGCACATCACACAGGCAGCATTGCATCTTATGTCAGAACTGACCTCTACAGTGAATTCATTGTATGCAAAGTCTTGCATTACTTTAGAATAAGTTTGCCGCATGCTGAGTTTGCTAGCTGACTCTCTAGTGATACATGAAGCGCAATATTTGTCCGGGTCCTTGATAGCAAAGTATTGTGTAGCTTGTTTGCATTTTTTCAGGCCGAGCTGATCCGAAAACTCTACTGGATATATCCAGCAACAAGGACTGTACGCCAACTTTCTATCTGAAGTTGTTGCAAATCTATAACCGTTAGACAACAATGGGCACCAGCTGTTGATCATCAACTTACCTCTGATCTTCCGTTGCCTATATCTCTCGATCTAACCCATATCCCTGAATTGTTTATTGCTTGCTCTTGTTCCCATGTTTCCATGACAACATGTCTGCAGACATTTTGAAACCAACGATCTACAATTTCAGCGTCGGTATCTTCGGGTTTGATCATATAACCAGCTTTGACTAGCCGAGCAACAAATATTTCATTCCAGTCAAGCTCGAACGCACCTTGGTGTAGATTATTCGGGTCGACATCTATGCGTAAAACTTGAACCCAAGGGTCACCTCGTTCTGTGCAAAGATCTTTTTCGCTTTTCTCTACCTTGCGGGGTTTGGGTTCCTGCGCCGCAGATTTGCGTTTTTTCTTGAACCAATCAAACATATCCAATACTCCTAACATCCCATCGGGAGTTATCATTTATTTCCCCCAACCGTTGCCCCATAAGTCTACGTGCAGTCGCGGGCTGTAATTGTAGCCACGGGCAAGTGCCCAGTCGGCTACCTTTACACGATTCTCTGCATAAGGAGTGACCACGCCGCCTTGCGGCATTACAAATACTTTTCCCGCAAATCCCACTGCACGATACTCGCTTACTGCTTGATCTACCTCGTCAAAATGACGTTCACTGTCTACAACAAATTTTAAATATGCTGTGCCGTAATCTTGATAACTCAACACTACGTTGGGACAAATAGCATCAGACCAAGACTCGCCGGACGCACTTAATTTAGGACTAATACTAAATGTAATTTCTCGACCCACTTTGTTCCATTGCTCAAGATAGTCGGTAAACCGCAGTTGCAGATTTTGAGTTCCGTTGGTTTCAAATGTAAGATTTTCCAAGTCCTGCATGCGCTCGTTGCTCAACAATTCTTCATACACACGTTGCCATCCCAGCAGTGGCTCTCCTCCGGTAATCACTAAATGCACATCGTTGCCATTGTCTTGCACCCAGCGATTGTTTGGGGTCAACCCGAGAAGTTGACCCACGAGTTCTCCGGTCTCGTAATTGGGGCTAAGGTGTTTGAATTCGGGGTGCCATGAAGCGTAACTATCACAGCCGGTATTGACCAAGGGCAAGCTAACAAAGTCTTTATACAAATGCACACTCTTTGCCACTTCGTCTGCTTCTGTAGATAAGGTGCCAGGCGCACAGCCAAATCCTGCACAAGTAAAGTTGCAGCCAAATGTTCTGAGGAATACCGAAGGAACACCGACAAAACGACCTTCACCTTGAGCAGAATAAAATATTTCACTTACTTTTAATTTCATACTGTATTATACACTAGATATTTAGAAATCCAAAGCTAAATGGCTACCTTTTCTAGCGTAGACCGATTTGGCTTCTGCCGACCAGGCATCATACAACGCATCGTCAACCAATCGGCAATGCTCATCGGGTCCTGCATCTCGACCGACCCAGATAGGATGATAGTCCGGCCAATTGACCGCAATGAATCTTCCGTTGAATTTGGATTTAATTTCTTGCCATACTGGTTCAAATGCGCCAGCAGGGATATGTTCTAAACTTTCAATCATAAGAATCGTATCAAAGGTAGACAGGTCTAAGTCTTTAATAGCTTCCTGTATTGGCAGATTAACTGGCACAACCGGAGTAAACGAATCACCAAAATAGTGAAAGGCTGTGGCCGGATACCATTTTTTGGCTTCGGATCCCAATTCAACACTGACAACATCCATGCCCATGTATTTGAGAACGTTGGCAACTTCGCCTCTACCGCCACCTATTTCCAACACACGTTGTGGTTTTCGTTTGGCATTGTTTGTTAAAAAACTCATTTGCTCGTGCACCATGCTTACATCTACACTTTCACCTCGTCCGTTTGCATCATGATCAAAAGCTGGCTTGAATCCTTGAACCAATTCATCCCAGGTGATTCCGTGTGCGTAGCACAACGCCGCCATGGCATCACCAAATTTTAAGCTTTTGCTTTTCCAACTTACAATGCCGTCGGCTTTGATAAAATAGTTGTAGTCATATAATTGTTGAGAATCGGGCATGGGTTTGTTGTCGGGCCCTAGCTTGAATTGTTTCATTTGACCGTTGGGATCATTGGCCTTGAGCTTTTCCCATGGATCTTGAGTGCCGGCCTTGATACGTTCCCAAAAATCTGTGCTGACTCCTTGGCTCTTCATGTAAACTGCTAATTTTTCAGTTTCTATCATTCGGGACATGATTACATCTTTGTGATGGAAGTCTCTGGGATCATTGGGATTGCCCTCAAACATCACTCTGGCTTTGTAAGTGGTATCGTTGTTGTTGCCAGTTAAGTCTTGTCTGTCATGCTCGACCCAAACTGCAATACGTTGATACACATCTAGTTTATATGCAATCTGAGTCAGCCAGGCATCATTCATTTGATGCTGACTCAAGTGCCCCAGTGTGCTATACCATGCCCTGGGCACAATAGGAAAAATACTATAAGGATGGTCATTGTGAGTGTGCACACTGAGAAGTTTGAACTGCCCGGTATAGCTGTTGATTACATCGTCCCAGCCTTGTGTTTGCATGACAGCATCGTCGTTCCAGAAAAAGAACCAATCAGAATTGGTATTTGCGGCCAACCCGTTGACATATTCGTTGAGACGACCATATCCCATGGGCTTGAACAACATAGCTGTGTAGTCAATGTTGGTTGAATCAAGCCATGGCTGAAGCACTGTTGAAAAATAATCCAAGCTTTCGTTGTCATCATCGTCGAAGCCCAATCTCAATTCTAAATCATTGATATGATTGGCACGAGTTATTAGACTTTCGAGACTTCGTTGCAAAGTCTTGGTTCGACCGCGAGTGGGCAAAAGAATGGAAATTTTATAGTGTTCAGCCATTGGTCACTTTCTTAGTTAGTTACTGCTCTTGATTACATTGCCGTCATTGTCGCCGGAGAATTTTTTCTGCATATATGACAGAAGAACTCCATAGGCCGGAAGAATCACAATCAAACTCACAATGATCTTAGAGATGGAGTTGTTGGTAGCCACCGTAAACCAGTTGGCGGCCATGAACTCGTTGGCACCTTTGTAGAATGCTGTGAAGAAAAATGTGTAGGTATCAATGAATGTGCTCACAATACTGCTCAATGTAGGTGCAATCCACCATGAAGTGTATCGTTCACGGAAGTATTGAAACACATAAACATCCAACAAGTTGGACACAAAGTATGCCATGCCCGATCCAAGACCAATGCGGAAGGCTACCGAATCTGGAGCACCGCCCAGTTTGACCACAGCCATTGATGCAATGATAGCAGGGATAAATGCTAGAGCAATCACAGCACGACCGGTTTGTTTGCCTAACAGTCGCACAGTCAAGTCTGTGAGCACAACCACCAGTGGAAATGTAAATGCTGCCACTGCTAGTGGGTTGCCCCAAACGTCAATCTTGAATTGCACAAGATAGTTTGAAATGGCAATAATGATGATGTGTGCCAGCATTAATTTGTAGGCCAGTGCACGATCTACTCCGTCTAATATTTTGTCTAACATAATTTACTCCTTTTAGATAAACAAATCTTCGTTCCACTCACGATGTCCTTCGCGGAAGGCCATGTTGCTCTGTGTCTCTCTGACTTCGACACGATAACACCATAAACGTTCTGCCTCGCCCGGCCCCCATAGATCTGGGATATAAACACCGTTGACATACTTATAAAGCATGTCTGACAAGCCTTCGCACCCTAGCCTAGGCAAGATGGTCAGTTTGGCCAGTTTCTTTGATTCTAGCAATTTGAATGTTTCAAGTTCGGGGTCATCTTGGGCTACCAATAACGTGTGATCAAATTGATCTTCCAATGTCTTTTTAAGTTCTTTGAGACCGCCGTAGTCTGCAGCCCAGTTACGAATGTCTAGGTCGTCTGTGCCAAAATAAAACTTCATTGAGAAACTGTAGCCGTGAATCAGATTGCAGTGCGAGTCAGCTCTCCACTGTCGATACGCACAGGGAAATGCGTCGTGGTATTCTTTGGTTGATGTGTATTTGTAGGCTGGTGCCAAGTGGTGTGCCATATTGTCCTCCTATGTTAGTATAGCATAGGCAGCAGAGTTTGTATAGCGGGATGATGCCGGACAGACCGCTGAAAAGAATATTTATACTGGCTGTTGATAGCCTGTGGCTTTGTAGTTTTGTTGTCCAAAAATAACTCCACGAACACCACCTGTGGGATCGGCACAGTCGCCCGTGCGACGAGGAATAAGATGCACATGAGGATACATCACAGTTTGACCTGCTGCCTTGCCCGAGTTCAAACCAACATTGTAGCCTTCACACTCGCCGGCGTCTACCATGCGATTGCCTTCCCACAGCGCCGAAGTCAATGCCTCTCGGATCAAGCCAGGCGTATTTTCTTTGGGCACAAACAACAAGTGCCCTCGAGTAACCGGAAACCGATCTCGATAAACAGCAACATGGAAGTCTTGCCATACAAGATCGTCCCAAGGAGCAATGCCTGCTTTTTGTGCTTGTTCTAATGTTTGCATAATCATTTTAGTAATTCAATAATTTGTTGTTGCGACTCAAACCAATGTGGTTGGGAATCAGGAGTGTGCTTGTAGTAAAATTCAATCAATTGATTGACTCGAAATTGTTGATCAGCCAATACTTCAAACCAATTAAATTTAGGCCTTGGGGCCACTTGATAAAAAGAAAGCTTATTATATTGCTCATCTACACTGTAGTCAAACTTTTTTATGTAACTCAGAGCCAATTCGGGTGTATACATAAAAAACCCAGTGGGATGTTGCCCGGGTCTCCATACATCCAATGAAAAATCTACGATGTTTGTATAAAAACGGTTGCCATCTTGATTTATATCGCCTACCCCGCTGATATAGTAGCCTCCCAGATCTCTCACATAATCGGCCAGATAAAGATAGGCTACAATGCCAGTTTGGTGTGTGTTTTTTATAACTTTGAGATATTTTTTGACAACAGTTTCGTATTCGTCGGGACTGATAGACAATCGAAGTGGTTCTATATGATGCTGCTGGCACCAGTATTCGGCATACCAAGATTCAAATCCATTAACGGTGCCTAGATTAAAAATCAATGGAGTAAACGGTATGTTGTTTCTAACAAATGTATTTGCTACCACTTCACTGTCGAGTCCACCACTCAATGCCAAATACAATGGACGATCGTTGAATTGCTGGTGCATGAGCTTGGCTGTGAAATCGCAAGCGTCTTGAAAATTTTCAAAGTTTTTGCTGGCCTTGGCATTGACCCGAAATTCAAATTTTTGTGGCGCCAGTCTTACACTGCACCAATCATTGAATCCTGCGCTAACCCAACTGTCATTCATTGACAGGAAGTTCTCCACTGACAAAATATTTACTGAAACAAATTCTGTTGGTATCGGTGCTGCCTCTGTTGTATTTGTCATAGGCATGATTGCAATCGATTCCAAAAATAACTGTGTCGCTGGGCTCAAGATTCATCTGAGAACAAAAATCTAGTTGACGGTGCCTCCAGATTTCATATGTATCATCAGGTCCTATGTTATTCAACACAGTCAGCCCTACGGAGGCACCAAGCTTGTTGACATACTGCGAGTCATGATAAACTTGTAAACTATCTTGAAAGTTGGGTCTAGTGAATCTCAGACCAATTCTCAATAAATTTACTGGTGCAGTCTTGCTCAAACTAAAACAAATATCGGTTATAGCAGGATGCTCGAAATCAAATTCAATGCCTGCACATATACCAAAAAATGCACAATCCAACAACACCGGAACACCTAGTTCATGACACTGATCCAAAAACTGTTGTGTATGCCCAGCGTGTTTCCATCCTGTGTCGGCAAACGGCAAACTGATTATCACAGCATCATTGGCGGAGATAGGTTCGTCGTCGATGTATGCCCAAGAGAACCTATGCATGTCCCAGGCCAGTCTATGATACATATATTCGCCACGAAAGCATCTAAATCTACGATTGTGATTTTGTAGATAAAATTTATCAAACGATTCAGATGTTCCGTTGCTGTATCCCAGGGTAGTGAATTTATCCAGGCCGGCAATGGAATTATTGTGTGTAGACAAAATCCAATCACGATATGAATAGCAAAAGTCATTGACCACAGTATCGCTGCTCATGCAATCATTGAGAATTGATTTTGACACAGCATATTCCACGGCTGCAATACGAGCCGCATCTACAATGGCTTCAGCAGGGGCCATTGACAACCCTTTGAGATTGGCCTGTAATGGTTGGGTCATTCTTCTTTGAAATCTGTTACATTGCCATCTGCATCAGCGATGATAATACGTGTTTGACTCTCATCATCTTCGTTGGTGATTTCGATCGGTCCCCAGACCCAGCACTCAGTTTCGTCAAGATACCATTCACCTTCGTCTTCCAGTGCCCAGGCACCGTTTTCGTCGATAAACTCACGGATTTCTTCTTCCTGTTCTTCGTCAAGGCCTTCAATCTCAATGTCGCCCCAGCAGCCGCCATCGAACATGTCAATCAGTTCGGAATCTTCAATGTTGGGGCCACTCACAGAGAACAGGTTCAAACTGTCCTGAGCACCATTGCCCCCGGGCACTTCTTCAAACTCAAACTCTGGGAAGTTGTCGTCTGTGGTGGTTACTCTAAATGTAGCCCAACGATATCCATCCGTGACTTTGATGAGGGCCTTGCCATTGCGTTGAACAAAGTATTCGTGTTGTTCAACGTTTTTCTTGTGATATGTTTTAACAATCCAATTTGCCATTTTAGTCTTCTACATCCATGGAGTTCCACTCGCGAACCACGGCCAGCATTTCTTCTTCTGTGTTGCACAGTATCTTGGC